TTAAAGGTTATGATCTGGAAATAGGGCCATTTTTGGCAGGGTTTCCCCTACCAAAATACTTTCAAAAATCCGTTTGGATTTATTCGTTTAATTGTCTTTTCTTAACAAATAATTTTAGATGGAGCATGTTCAAAATGTCCATTGTTTTATCATCGGCACCCATTGAAGCAATGCTCATTTCATCACTTATCAAGGCCCTCAGATAATCAATTTCTGATTCCGTTAACATCATCGAAATCTCGTTTTCAAAAGTCATTATTTCAACTCCCTAATACTTTCCCAATATCGCTTAACCTCTATATCAATATGAAACTCTTTATCACATTTCTCACAACTGAAAACCTCGTATTCAACGCCATCACCATCAACCCATACAAAGTCAGCTTTACAGCATGGAGAAACGTTCATTTATTCACCACCTTAAAAGCCTCGTGAGATATTTTCAAAAACCACTTACCGCCACAATCTGCACATTGATAATTATGATAAATAGTGTATACATCAGAATCTGTATTATCAGGTTCTTCTGGGCCTTCAGCTCCACAGTGAGGGCACTCATCACCCTCAAGATAATCACCTAAATCCTCAATAGTATTCCCGTGTATATCTTCATTACATTTCACGGGTAAACCATGTTCACCATAATGCTCGCTCATTTCATCAAATAAATCAGGTTCACACTCGTCCAATTCCATAGCACATAAACCATTCTCAGGCGGATAGGAAAACTCCTTTGTTGGGTGCTCTTTTTGACCCCCACAACCCTCGCAAGTCGGCATTTCTTCAGGTTCAACCGTATCACTTACCAAAGAAATAATCCTTGTATCATTAACAGCTTTTTCTATGTCTTGTTTTATCTCTTCATCTATGTAACTACTATCCAAATCCATAGCTAAAGTTTCCATTATTACATCATAGCTTTCCCTAGACATTGTTATGGTTAAAGGCCCATTACGCCCGTTCTCATTGTTTGAACTCATAGAATCCCATAGCATTTAGTATATATAAACTTCCGATAAAAAAATATCAAGATTCAAAGTAAAAAATAGGTACATTGTGCAACAATCTATTACTCTTTTTTTCGGGCGTGGGCTGAAGTGTGGATCCTATCCAAAAAGGTTAACCAGGATAATGGGGGGTTTTATGTTGTAGGGGGTATGGCATAATGGGGACTACCTTTGTCTATAAATTGTAGCAAAAATCGTTACGAGGAGTTACCTCTGTCTTAATTTTTTTTTTAAAATAATCTGATCATGAGAAGGATATATATACGGGTAGCCACTGTGTAGTTATGCCTTGGGCGAAGAACAAAGAGAAGCCAAAGTCGTATTTGATTACACCAGGTAGGGATGATGCAAGGAACGAGCTTTGGGATGAGTTAGACATGATCTGCAAGAAGAATGAGACAACGTTTGCGGATGAGATATGGGATGCGATATGGATGCACGTAGAGAGGAGTAAGAGGAATGGCTAAGGGTAAGCTGAACCGCAAGTATACGCTTGCAGACAGGCAGGCTGCGTTTAAGTTGTATTTGAAAGGTATGAATACTAGAGAGGTTGCTAAGGAGGTTAACAAGCACGGATCTTTCGATCCACCTATGGCACACACTACGGTTGATCGTTGGGTGAAGAGGTATGGTTGGGACGAGGAGCGTAGCACTATGGAGCATGAGGTTATGACAGAGACGGTGGCTGATGCTAAGCTTGATATGAAGAATATGATAGGTGAGGTAGAGGAGGTACGTCAGGAATTTTTAGAGAGGATGCGAGGCAAGCATGGTGCGGACATAAGGGCGCACGAGTTTGCTACATTGACTAAGATGCAGGAGCAATGGGTAGAGAACGAGAAGGAGAAAGAGGAGTTGATTGAGCATGTTACAGGATGTATTAAGAAGGCGTTGGATGAGACAATAGAGGACAACATGCTACGGCAGAATTTTTTGTTGCGCTACATTAAGCTACTGAGGGGTGAAGAATGAAGAGTAAGAGAGCTTATACTATGAGTGGTAGAAAGCGTAATAGGGGTTGGAAGCGTAAGGTCCAGGTTCTTAAGGTTTTGAATAGATTTAGGAAGGTAACAAAATGAGTGCGGACGAGGCGCAGAACTACGGTAAGAAGTATGGTAGGGTTTGGACGAGTGAGGATCTTAAGATGAAGATACGCAAGGTAGAGGTGTTGAATTTTGCGAAACGCAAGAAGGCAGGGTTGAAGGATGATGTTTACGATCTCGATGTTTGGGGTCCTACAGGTGATCATGAGATGAAGGCATTTTTGACAGGATACTATGGTGCTTTAGATGATTTGCATAAATGGGTAATGGGCAGGTACGAGGAGAAAGATGGCAAATAGTTTACATGCTTGGGTTGTTCAGTTGAATGAGTTAATTGAGCATGCGATCAAAATCCGTAATGACAATGTTATGGAGTATAAGGACAAGGAGCTAGAGGCTTTTGAGACGGGTTTGAATATATTTACATTGTTGATGAAGGAGATGTTGAAAGATATGTTAGGAGAAGAGTCAGATGTGGAGGTGTAAGGCATGTGGTATGATTATAACGCCTGTGGATGTAGAGGATCATGGTAGCTTTTGCAAGGAGTGTCGCAATGAGTAGTTATATGTGTGGAGATTGTGGGGAACGAGTTGATGAGGAGATGGAAGAGATGGGGATGTGTCCATATTGTAGATATTGGCCTAATGGAGATATAGTATGAATACGTTATTGGCTATATTCTTGATGTTTGTATTTTTCATATCGGGGTTTTGGTTGGGAGTACAATCGTATAGGGATTTATTAAGAAAGAAGTTATGAGGAAGCGACATGCAGCAAGTGAGACAACAAAAATGACATTATGTGGATATGAGTGTACAGAGCAAGAGTATAGGAAAATGCGGGGCCGCAGGGTGGCCTTGATAACATGCAAGCATTGTTTGCAGTTGATGGGTGGCACATGAAGTGGCGTTTTAGTTGCCACAGTTGTGGTGAGATTTATGAGATACAGCATAGGCAGTTGCACAAGACTGTGTTTTACACGCCTGAGAGAAAGGGACGGCCTACGTTAGGCTGCGTGAAGTGTAATACAAAAGTAGTAGGAGATTTGATCGGTGGGCGCAAATGAGTTACGTTATGGCAGTTTGTTTAGTGGTATTGGCGGTATTGATCTTGGTATGGATATGGCAGGGTTCGAGTGTGCTTGGCAGGTTGAGATAGATGACTACTGTAGACAGATCCTTGACAAACACTGGCCTGGAGTCCCAAAATACAAAGACATCTACGAAGTCAAAGGAGCAGAAATCGAGCCAGTTGACATTTTATGCGGGGGATTCCCTTGTCAGCCAGTCTCCGTTGCAGGAAAGCGTGGTGGAGTTGATGATGAAAGGTGGCTCTGGGACGAGTTCTACAGGCTTATTTGCGAGCTTAGACCAAGATGGGTCGTGGCTGAAAACGTCACAGGGCTCTTTTCAGCAAACTCTGGACGGGCGTTTGCAGGAGTACTCAGGGACTTGGCCGAGGGCGGGTATGATGCAGTCTGGGACGTGTACCCAGCGGGAGGACCAGGTGGCGTTGGAGCGCCGCACAGAAGGGAAAGGGTCTTTATTGTGGCCCACACCGACCGCAGTAAACAGGCCAAGAAGTCAGGAGACGTTAGAGAAGAGTTTAAAGTTTCGAAAGTCAATCGGCAGGACATCAGTACCGTTGTATCTGGAGGAAGTAGTGAAGATGTGGCCGACACCGACAGCATATCAAGGAGGAGGAGCAGCAAACAACGTAGAATTACGAAACGGGAGTTTCAGCAGAGTAAACAAAAAGGGAGTGAGATGGGGAGTCAGGTTGAAAGATGCGGTAAATCATGTGGAGAAGTTTCCGACACCGACACAAAGCGATTACAAGGGATGGTCAAAGAATCACAAACGGGCGCACGACAGATCCAACAGATTGGATTTTGCAGTAGAACCTCAAGGTGGAAAGGGTGGGACGTTGAACCCAATGTGGGTAGAGTGGCTAATGGGGTTCCCAATAGGGTGGACAGACTTAGAGCACTTGGAAACGGAGTCGTCCCCCAAGTCGCATACAAAGTAGCAAGGATGATATATGAGTATACAGAAAAAGAGAAATGAAGTAAGCAGGTTATTGCGCATGTCAAACAGACATAGGAACGTAATGAGGTGGAGTGAGAGTGAGACAATAGAGCATGTAAGCAGGAAGTTTGAGATCTGTTTTCAATTAAAGAAGTGGGGTCATGAGTTTTACACTGAGGCTATATTTGATGACAGTGGATTACGTGCGGATGTTATAGATGCGGACACAGGTATTGTTTACGAGGTATATCAGACGGAGACTATGGACAGTCTAAAGAAGAAAGCTATGTTTTATCCTTTGGAAGTTCGCTTTGTAAGTGCGAATGAAGCACCGTTTACGGAGAAGATGTTGTTGTGATCCGTATTGTAAGAGAGGGTGTAGTAGTATTTGAGAGTGAGAGTTTATATGATATAGCAGATTGGTTATATTATGAGCAAGAAGAACCAAAGGCGTTGTCAGTAACGCCTAATAAGGAGGCATATGACAAGGCCCAAGCTAATAAGCGGTGATGTTCGACAGGTTCTCAGTGAATTGGAGCCTGAGAGCGTACAATGTGTTGTTACATCACCACCTTATTGGGGTCTTAGGGACTATGGATCAGATGGTCAGCTAGGGTTAGAGGCTACTCCTGAAGGATATATAGACAATATGGTTGAGGTGTTTAGAGAAGTAAAAAAAGTTCTTAAGAGAGACGGTACACTTTGGCTTAATTTAGGTGATGGCTATTTACAAAAAAACTTAGTAGGTATACCTTGGCGTGTTGCTTTAGCGTTACAAGCTGACGGTTGGTGGTTAAGGAATGACATTGTTTGGAGTAAGCCAAATCCGATGCCTGAGCCAGTAAAGGATCGTCTAACCAAGAGTCACGAGTACATATTTTTACTTACAAAATCTAAAACATACTATTACGATCATGAGTCGATTAAAGAACCATATAGCGAATCGTCAATACAGAGGATTAATCAGGCATCGTTTAACAATCAAACAGGAGGATCTAAAGATTATGGTAAGGTGTCAGTGCACAGTAGTAACACAAACTCAATACGAGGTACGTTAGAGAAGTTTAAAGAAAACTTAGGAAGTGGTCGTAATCGTAGGTCTGTATGGGAGATAACTACCAAGTCATATCCTGGTGCGCACTTTGCTACATTTCCAGAAGAGATACCTGAGTTATGTATAAAGGCAGGAACAAAGGCAGGAGATTTAGTTTTAGATCCATTTGTAGGGTCTGGCACTACATGTGCAGTGGCTTCTAGGTTAGGTAGAGAGAGTATTGGTATAGATTTAAGTAAGGAATATCTTAAATTAGCCCGCAAGAGATGTAAGATTGAGAGTGAGAGTTTATTGAGCTATGTATAAGGCAGACCAAAACGACATAACTAGGTTAGTTGCTAGCGCTTTAGATTTAGCGTCAGAAAAGCCACTTACGATGGGAGAGTTTGCAGAATCTATATTACAGAGCTATATGGATCAGGAGCCTACAGACTTTGTACCTCTTGGTGATATGCACAGGGAGTGGGAAGAGTTGTTTAACAAGGGCACACACACGGCTATAATGTGCGCTAGGGGCCATTTAAAGACTAGTTGGAGCCTTGCAGTACTTGCTTACCACATGGCGACTTTCAAGAACTTTAGAGCGCTTTATATTTCAGCGACATTGGAACAGGCGTGGGATAAGTTAGAACAATTTGAGGAATTGTGTAAGCGATCTTGGAGGCTTGAAGGTTATGTAAGATCTACAGATGACAGAAAAGCAGTATGGCGTAAAGGTGCTAAGTATTTCAATAACGGATCTAGGGTTCATGCAGCAAGTATTGGTAAAGCGCTAGAAGGTCCTCACGTTCACATGATTATTCTGGATGATGTTTTGCAGGAGTTTCCAAACCTTAGTGACGAGAAGGTTATACATTACATTCGTAGAGTTGTGATGCCGATGCGTTTGCCTGAGGCTAAGATGTTATTGATAGGAACACAGAAGAGAGTAGGTGACGCTACAGATTGGGTAGAGCAAAACAAGATGTGGGACACAGTAAGACATCCTGCTTTACTTAACGATGACACACCTAGATGGCCTGAGTATTGGACATATGACAGGTTGATGGATGAGAAAGAAACGATGGGCTCCAGAGCTTTTGAGTCAGAGTATATGTTAAATCCATTAGATCCTGAGAGTGCAGTTATACCTTACGAGATACTCAATGCTTGTTTGGACAAGGGCTTGGAGATGGGAACTGCGCCAGCTAATGAGGATTGGGACACTTACATGGGTGTTGATCTTGCAGTAGGTATGGACAGTAAGAATGACGAGACTGCGTATGTGATTATGGGATACAACAAGAATACACAAGAACGTAGAGTGTTGTATTCGTGGTCAGGTAAGATATATGCAAAGGGTCAGGGTTGGCTAGAAGCTCAGGTAGTTAGTATGAAAGAGTTAGCAGAGAGGTTTAATCCGACTAAGATTATGGTAGAGTCTAATGGTTATCAGAGACTTGTAGTACATGCAGCGGCAGATCTAGCAGGGTTGCCAGTAGTAGGTCACAATACAGGCAGAGAGAAGCACAGACATGACGTAGGTATACCGCTTATAGCACTTAAGATGGAACAAGAAAAGTATGCAATACCTTGGAATAAAGAAGCGACAGAAGGCAGTAGACCAGGTACACGTAAGTTAGTAGACGGCCTTAGCAGACTTATTTACGGTAAGAACGGTAGGCTAGAGGGCCACACACCTGATGCAGTGATGGCATTGTGGATGTGTGAGTTAGCAATACATGAGGATCACAAGCAAAAGCTTAACTACACAAAGTGGGATTACTTTGCATAATGGTAACAAAACAAGACTTAGCAGATCCGAGTAATGATGGCGATTGGAATATAATGTTGAAATGTCCAAACGAATGTGGGGCAAGGTATTCTGCAAATATAAATGATTACTATACTTGGGATGATGATGAAGAATTTAAATGTGATGAGTGTGATGAATTGTTAGAATTAGTTAGGCGATCTGTTATTTATGAACGGCTGTAGGTAAGTATAAATATCCGTATATATACTGTCGTTCCCATATACGTATGGGTAGAACTCGATTGGAATTATTTGGAATCACTAACGAAACTAAGAAGAAAGTTCAGATTATAGCTAAAGAAAAGAACATGAGTACAGCACGATTATTAGAGCCAGTGTTACGAAAATACGTTGAAGAGCCTAACAATAAAAGAATCATATATAGACACGGTAGTCGGCAATGAGTTATGCTATTCCAACTGGCGTAAAGAAAGAAGCTTTGTTAGGTAAGAAACTTTACAAAGAATTTGGCTATGGTGGCGGATCTGTAACTGCTATGATTAATACTAAATTAATTAATGAAAAAGAAGTAAGTCACCCGATTGCAATTAAGATACACACTTACTACAGGAGACATGAGAAAGTAGATCCACGTGGTAAGAATTTTGACAATAAGAAACGTCCTAGTAAGGGCTACATA